TATTTATTGGATCAGAACAGGCGATTAGCAAGAGTCCCCAGGCCGGGGACAATGTAATTGCCGATTGCTTGCACTCCCATGCGAAATGTAGGCATCTTGGCTACTTGATCAACAATTTTCATGTAATCAAGAGGAGCCACATGGGTCGCAATGGCGTCGTTACCGATGATGGAAGAAACTGCCGTACCTTGAGCGGGATTACCCTCAAGATGGTAGATAATTTCAACTTCGAGAACGGACGTCGATGCAGGAGCACCAGTGACTGTCAAGATGACTGCGTTGTGTCCAGCGACGCGCATGTAAGAAGCATCGCCCGAGCTAACATATGACGCAGAAGTCTGATCGGTAATGGAAAACCCAATTCCGAAATCAGCGGACTGACGAAACATCGTAGACTCAGGAGAGCTGATCTTAGGGATGACATATAGTGGTTTCTCACATAGAGCGACCAGCGACGTCTCCATGCTATCAGGCATGGAAGACAGAGACTGGATCGCTACCACGTTAGAAGCCACCGGCACCCCATACGCGCCTAGTGTTTGGCCTGGCGAACCGAACGTGTTAACACGGTTGGAAACCTGGCCGCCCACGCTGGCTGTATCATTGCACCAACTACTGATCGGGACGGTGGCCAAAACGGCCCGGCCAGCAGTGGTGTTGAGACTAGAAATGCCATACACTTTCACTCCGTAGCCAACAATGCGGTAATTAACCAATTGTTGTGCTAGGAATGAAGGAGTTGTAAAAGCAAGACTGCCAGAAAGGACACCACCATCGACAGTACTCCAGTTGCTTCCGCCCACGATAGAAGCGCGGGTAGAAATGGCATGGTGAAATGCACTAGGCAAAATCACTATGTCCAATTCGCCCGACGCGTTCGTCGTGAGCGTGAGGCTACGTGTAATATGACGGGTGGCAGTTGGTACACTATACATATCAGGAACGCGAGCACTCTGCGCGTACACTTCAAAAGGCGACGACAGCGCGGCTCTAAATGAGCTGAGCGACTGCTGCCCAGAAGCGGCTCGCATAATTCCGATCTTTTTCGTGGTATTTTTATTTTTAAGTTTTGTCGTTTTATTGGCGGCATACACTACAAGAGCTGTACTTTTCGGTTTTTGTAATTTTCTCAATTTGACAGCCATACTACACTAATGTGAACCCTCTCCAGTTCTTTTTACGGCGCGGGTTGGAACGACGGCCAACCCTAAGACCGAAGTCTCGCACTACATAAATTGCTCGCAGACCTCATGATCGATCTGCGGGCTGGAAAACTCAAGGCCTCTGGTCCTGGCTATGATCATCCTGCGGGGAATCACGCGGTCCAACGGAAACTTGTCAGGGAATCTGTCGAATCCAGCGTAATAAACATCGCTGAAGAAATCATAGTGATCAGGAGAGTGGCACCAGTTGGACATGTGAGACACGAGAGCGTCGGGAAGAATCTCCAAAGAAGTTCGACTCAACGCCTCGAAATGTTTGGGAAAGCGGTTTGGTATAAACACCACTTTACCATCAACATCCTCCGAGTAATCGTTGCCAAAGAACTCGAAACCATCCTCTAGGTTGGTCATCGATTCCTTATGGAGAACGATTCCGTGGGAGAGAGCTATCGCCTTGTACTGGTCGACATCAAAACCAGCAGGTAAAACCTGTAGCTGATCGTCGCCCCCGAACTTGGTGGTCATCGCTCTGATCTCAGTGGGGGTTAATCCCATCTCCAACTTGGTCCGGACATCATGTATTTGCCCGGCAATCGTGTTCCTTAGGAAAGTGTCATACTGGCCTGAAGCGATCACGGACCGCGTGTTCTTCTTTATGAGCAGACCACTTGAACACAGGAATGGCATAGAACCGACAAGCTGGAGTGCCTCCATCATCTCGTGCCTAACGGCGAAGCCAGACGAACTGGGAGTCGCTAGTGCTACGAAGACTGTGGAAACATCTTCATACGTGTCAGGATCATGCCACGTGAATTCAGCGTTCTTACCATCAATACAGAAGATTTTGGTGCCTTTCACCGCTTTCTTCTTGATGGAATCATAAAACAACTGCGCAGCTCCCTCCTTGAGGGGTGCGTAACCGATTTGGATCGGCGACTTATCGTAATTCTTGATGCCAGCTTCAACAAAAGGAGCAAGGAAGCACTGAAGAACTAAGCGCGTCAGCAGTGAAACACTCTGTACGGTTCGCGTTACAGCCCCTTCTACTTTCTCCTGTTTGTTTGGCTCGCTCTTCGAAAAATTCAAAGAAGGCACAATCCATTCCCCTGTGTCGTAACTTTGCATCACTAAATCAGCCAAGCCCTCCGGGGAGTACTTAGCAATCACGTCGGCATTCGTCAGAAGACCTTCAGTGACAAAGGGCAACCCCGGAGAATTGGATCCTTTGATAGAAGTGGAGTTGATCACGTCGATTAAACGGTCGCGCGAGATTAGTTCGCCTTGTAACCTAAATCGGTTCTTGGCGTTCATCTCGACGACCAGTTCGACAGCTTTCATCCTCACTTCAAGTGATACACTACGCGCCTTCTTTCGCAACTCAAGTGAGGACCTCAAGTTGTTAATCAAAGAACGCGATGACAACATTTTGCTCTTCTTCATGGTCGAGCAATCGGGAAACAGTAACTTTCCTTTTTCCCAGCCCAGACCACTAGCCCTATCCTGAAAGCCCTCAAGCATTGACGATACTAAAGGGTCAGCCGGTTTGAAAACCGGCGCGGAGACAAAGATCGAAGATTTTTCGATCTCATACAATCCGCTCTCAGAAAGGGGTTTCGCTAGGTCGGCTAGGCCACTCCAATCCATACCATCCTTGGTGGATCCGGCCACGTGCAACGCCGTAGGGGCCTCTCCATCAAGATATTCGATGTGCTTGGCGTCCGCCGGAGCATGCTCCAAAACGTCGTCGTCTTCACTATCCGAATAATCGGCCCACCTCTTCGTTTGAGGAAGTTGGTCCATAAATGATATGCGGCCATCGTTCTTGCTGCGAGTGATAATCCCGAAACGATCCTTGCGATCGACCTTTTCAGAATCCACTTCGAAGTCACGATCATAAACATCATCGTAATCATCGTAGAGATCGTCATGGTCGAACCAGGTATCGAAATCGTCGTAGTCAGCATCGCGTCCGTAACGATCGCGTATCACGCGCTCATTCGCAACCACTTCGAAATCATCGTAATCACCTGAATGTTCGCGCTGAGAAAGCGTGAGAACATCAATGATCCGTTTGATGACGACAGTGGAAATTCCGTAATTCTTACCTCCTGAGGTGCCGAGGTGCATAGCGATGACTTTCTTGCCGAAGAGAACGGGGGCTCCACTCCACCCCGTAAGGGTGGAGGAGCTGTAAGCTATCTTCGTCATATCCATATCATCGTCGCGCAGCACAAGGCCCATGGCTCTACCTAGCACAGGTTCCTCAGGATGAGGGCCAATCGTCGTTATCGTTTGACCCCACATGCAAGGCCCAAAACGGGCGCTTTGCAAACCGATCTGACTGAACGCTTTGTTTCCTAAGCGTACAACAGCCAGATCGAGGCGCGCCGCGACCATCGGAGGGAGGATGTTTTCAAATGAATCGAGTTTCAATTTTCCGTTAGATGACATCTTTCGGGTCGAAACATCGTAACCAGCCAGAACAACTTCACCAGGAGCCGTCGCCAGTTCCTCAAGATTGTGGGCCGCCGTGATGAAAAATTCTTCATGGCGGAAACCAAAACCAACGGGAAAAAGTTTCTGGGTGTGATGATCCCAGCGGAGAACGGCGGCGACGCACGGATTGTGCGCTGCCTCGGTGATCTCGCTGGAGCTCATGGCCGATTCGAGCGTGCGTATCGGAGTGGGTACTCCTTTATTCCAT